TACCAAACGTACTCGCTTAATAAAAGCTCTTCAAATGAAGCGTTCATATATTCAGGATAATAACCACTAGATAAAGTATGTTTTTGTTTTGCTCTAGTATTAAATAATTTTGTTGGCGCATTAGTCTGAGAAAAATTTGCTGATGAGGTAAGAGTATTTGATTGAAAACTTTCGTTTGTTCTAGAAATATCTTTAACAGCTTTTAAGAAAAACCATAAATCTTGTAGTACTCCGTATTTATTTATAAATGTAATTTTACGTCCTGTTCCGTATTTGGTACATCCGATTCTACTAATTGTTAATGGCGCTCCTATTGTTGACGGATTTATTGATGTGGCTGCATCTGAAAAGGGAAAAAACGATACAACGCCGCCAAAGGATATTCCAGCAACAGTACCACCAACGTCAAAAGGAACATATACAAAGAAGTCATCGTTAGGCGTTCCAGTAACAGGATATTTTTCAGGCAATAACCAGGTAGGTTTTTGTCTGTTTTCAAATGGTAATTCAGGATTTTTACCGTCTGTAAATAGTCCGTAAGCCTCCCAACCGTCTCCTGATAATGCCAAACCCTCTGAATTTAAATTAACTCCTGCGGCGGTTTGTGGTGTATTTCTTATTTCAAAAGAAATTTTTTGAGGTGTATAATTTGTACCATCAAAAGTTATGTTTAAATAATCTCTTAATAATTCAGCAACCTCTATAAAACAGTCAACACCACTTGACGCAGGTTTTATGATTGTATATAATACTGTCGTTCCTGTTAATATTCTAAACTTAAATTGTCCCAATGTTGCTGAGACATAATTTGCCGTTGCGTATAATGGTGATCGTAATGCGTAATTTGTAGCCATTTTTTATTTTTTTTGTCCGTAAACCATTTGTGATTCTATGTCTGCTGCAAATGCTTTTGATAATTTTAATTCGAATTTATCTACTCCAGCCTTAAAAGGTCTAGAGAAAAATGTGTTTGCTTTAAGTCCCTGAAAATATATTTTCTTAACTATTAAATAACGCATAGATTTATATGTCATAAAACGACCTAAGTCATCACGCCATCTTAGTTTCTTTTTTTTAAGCCATTCTTCAATCCCTTTTGTTAGACCTCCTTTTATTCCTGTTCCTGATCCATATTGAAATGGTGATTTTGCTTTTCTAGTTTCGGGATATGTAGAGTTTACTCCCTTCACCCCTCTGTCAACATATACGCCGTAATCTTCCATCATAAATTCGACTATCATTGCTTCACTATCTTGAATGACTTTATAGTCTAGTGAATTATACAAAGCTCCACCGCCTTGACTGTATGGTTTGTTTTTAGTCAAATTTGATTTCGACTGCTGAATAACATATTTAGCGTATTGAGTCATTACAGACTCTAGTTGTTTAAATGCCATTTAACAGATGTATATATCATTATAAATCATAACTGTCATAGTAGCACTAAAACCCGCTAATTGATTCTCAAAACGATCGTAGAAAGGTTCTAAGGTAGGACTGCCGTCTAGCTGATACATATCAGTATATAAAGTCCCCATTCTTAACCTCTGAATTAATCTGTTAAGGACTGCAAGTTGCGTGTTAAGGATATCCTGGACGTCGTTATTACCTTTAAATCTATCTACAGTAAATTCCTTTGACTGGTTTACAATGTCACAGGCTAAAACAGTAATGTTAAATTTTAAGACTTGTTCTTCGTCTACTACGTTATTTATAATGATATGACTAAGAGGAAATATATCCTGTTTATTTAAGTTGACATCTGTAATATCACCTATAGTACAAGTGTTAACATTTACGTCTTTTAACAACTCTGTTTTAATTGTTTCCGTTAATTGAAAAAACCCTCTTACTCCCTGATTTGCCATTATTTAAAATTCTTTTTTATTTGTTTTGCTTCTAGTTCTGATTTCTCTTTCATATATTCTAATGAGTATAAACAACTATGTACATTTAATTGAGTGATATCTTCAAGTCGTCTAATATCCCCCTGTGCAAGTCCTGAGAAAAGAGCTTGATACCATCCATATTTTCGTGAAAAATTTGCTGATGAGCTGAACTGTCCTTCTGATGTTCCTCCAAATAGATTATCATAGTTTTTGATAAGTCCAGTCCTAAATTGTACAAAAAAAAAACTGCGCCTAAGACAATATCTACTGGCATTTCGTTTAGCTTTTCATTTGATGTTATGTCATATTCTTTTATAGTATATTTTTCACCTATCTTTTTATCAATAGGTCTAAATAGTACATTCATAGCTATTAAGATGTTGTCCCAATTTCCTATGTGCGTATCTAAATCTATGTACTCACCTAAAGACATATCGTCAAAATCAGGTATTAGTCCGTATTCAATTCCGTCTAACTTAAACCTTCTAATTAATTTAGTCTCTTCTTTAAATATAGAATTTAGTATTTTTGTTATCTTGTCTGCTTCGCCTACTTTTAAACGTAGTACCATTTCAGGTTCTAGATTACAAAATATCTCGATCATTTTACATTGAATCAAATAATCATTATCGTAATTCTCTTGAACTTTTAAGAACTTTTGATACTGCTTTAAAGAAATCTCACTTAGCTTATTTGGTATTAGTAAATCTGCTTTCATATATATATAACGTATTTTTAGTTAAACTTTGTACTGATTAAATTAAATAAAAAAAGGTAGCCATTTCTGACCACCCTTTGGATGTAAGTATCCTGAGCTATGCTTACATCATATCCGCATCGTAGCAGCTATTGCTACAAGTTCCTCTATCTTCGTGCATTGGTTTTCCACATACTCCACATTCAAACTCAGGCTGTTCGTGAGGATTTAAGAAGTCGTCCCAACTCATATGACGTTTATTTTACCATTTGCAAAATGTTCGCACACTAATCCAGTTTGTAATATAATCACTTTAGTAGGCTTTAAATTAAATGCTACTAATTTCGTTTTAATAAATCTCTTAATTCCGTTCATAATTATTTGTCTTTGTTAAGGTTAATAAATGTCGCTAATACACAAAATCCAATACACATAAATAGTACTAAATATTCCATAGTTGTTATTTTAATTTCCAAATTGCCCAATTAGATTCAATCTTTCCTATGTCTTTAAATACTTGTATAGGGTTAAGATAAATATCTTCAGTTCTTTTTATCATTTCTTCTTTGGTTGTTTCAAACCAATTTTCTTTGTCTTTGTAAGTCTTAATAATTTTCATTTGTTCTATTTTTAATTATACTCAAAGGTAATACTTTATTTGTTATAAACAATAAATTTAATAACTTATTTTAAGACAGGTGATAAATTCCTCTATTTGGGTTCTGTAATTGGTAGGAGACAGAATATCTAATCGCATCGATTAAATGATTCCAGGAATCTTGCGGTGTTTTTGACTTCTTTTCTAACCACGAATAGTTGTTTAGTTCTTTGATTAAATTAATACTACTCTCATCTACTATGAGGTCATAATCTTGTAATAGTGAAATACCGTATGTTATTGATCCCTGTCCTTTAATTGCTTTAACGACGTTACAGCCCTTTGATTTTATTTCTGATAGTAGACGAGGTTCTGCTGAGTCACCTACTATTAGATCCCTTCCAGCGTGTTTTAAATTGAGTTCTGCAATCTGTGTTGTAGTCAGCCCATTTAGGTAAAAACATTCCTTTAAATATATCTGTTTATTTGTACTGTCAATATTAACCTCAACCAAAGTTGAAGGATCTGCGGCAAATCCATAATCTTGACCATAGACAGAAACTCCTACCTTTTGAAATTGTCCTATTTTCCAGTTGCTAAATATTACACCCTCAGCTTTCGATAACCAACCACCTAACATTTGATGTTTGTATTTGTCAGGTCTTCTAGTTTTAATATTGTCTATCTGCTCTAAATAGCTTTGTGATAGATTGTCGATGTTGTCTAAGTATGTCGTATGTATATAGGTCGTGTTTCCTTTAGTTAAATTACTAGCTTCCATTACACCCTTATCCTCAAAAAAACGAGAGTAAATCCAATGCTCTTTTGTGACTGGATTCAATATCATTATTACTCTGTTTTGATTTTTAAGGTTTCTCACAGACAGGTCAATCTTATCAAAGATGTTTTCGTCTACTAGCTCTTCTGCTTCGTCCATCACCCAGGTGCTAACATTTGTTAGAGACTTTAGGTTTGCCGTTTGGTCACCCGATGAGGTCTTAATACCTTTAAAGATTATCTTGCTTCCTGAATGCTTATTTATAATCTCGTCTTTTGTGATATGAAAATCTGCCTCTTTGTTTAGAGCTTCT